TATTATATAATATGCCTAAATGTAAATATAAGGATAATATTATTAGAGTAATTTAACTTCCATTTTCGTGAAACTAAATGAACTTGAAGAGGTTATCTCGCTATTATCATTATAGTTCCAGGTAATCTCTGCCAAGTTTGTAGGAAATGCACCAATATAATCAAATTGTATTTTCCTATTTTCATATTCATCCAAACCAAAAACAGTAATATTAGATGCATATGCATTTAAATAAGAATGGCCTTTTATATCAATTATATTGTCACTATTGAAGTTACCTGTTTTAACATCATTTAAAAAATCCAACCACTTATATATTACCCAGTAGTTTTTATACTCATTATCGATTTTAAAATTAAAATCAAAACTACCTGGAGCTTGTCTTACATGAGAGCTAACTTTTACGCTTTGAGCTCCGTATGGTAATGTAACCTCAGGGATATCGAACGAAGGTGTTAGAGTACCGAATATACTCATTTCTAAACTATTAGCATTTACTCTATTATTGTTACGAGATATATTATCATTTATCTCTTTCAATCCTTCAGGTAGATTGAGAACAAGAATAAACTTATCGTTTCTATTTTTATTAAGTGGTGATTGATTCATTATAATACTTCCCAGCCTTGTGCAACAAGATCATCTATCTCAGACGGGTCCTCACTAATATTTATATCTTGGAATACTACATTAGGTGGTTGCCATGTATCTGCTGCATTTTCGGTTTTATAATCATTTAAAAAACCTTTAAAATTTTGATGGACAAATTCAGATAAAATTATATTTTTTGGTTTACCATTATCATCTAATTCTACAACATCATAGTATCTCTGTACTAAAGCGCTATCAAGGATCATTAAAGCCCATATTAGAGACATAACTCTATCATCATCATATCCAGGCTTTGCGCACCACGTTCCGTTAGGTTTACGTTGGAATGCTTTTAGTTCTTGTATTGTCTCTTCACTTCTAAACAAAATACATTTTAACTCATGAACCCAATATCTCATATTCATAACACCCTTATATTTGGTATTAGTATGAGCATATACTCCCATTCTGTCAAATTTGAATTTACCTGTTCTAGGGCTGTAACTTACAATATTAGGGTACCTGTAATTTTGATATAGTAAATCTACAACCTGAGCTCCACTATTATTCCTCTCTATTAATACCGGAGGTGATCCCCAATGCTCGCAAATATCGTGTACTTTAGTCGCGAATTCATATGGGTTAATTGTATTGCTGCAATACTCTGCAACTTGTTTAATGTTTGTAAGATCTGTAATATCTAAAATTTGGATAACAGAACTGTTTTTACCTACCCCTTCTGCAACATCAACTCCAATAGTATAGATAGAATTTATATCTGGTACTTCCCAAACTCTATATGCTCCATCTTCAAATATATGTTTAGGGTCTTGTATTTCACTCTCGAGCTTTAAGAAATACTCTTCATCAATAAATGTATCTCCTGATTCAATAAACTCACAATCAAATTCCTGTCTGAAAGCTTCTTCACTTCCTATAGATTGTATAGTTTCCTTTTTCCATTTTTCATCTCTACCTGGTATTTCATACCACATCATCTTCTCTGCATACCAATTACTCTTATTATTTAAACCATCCATGTATAGCTTATAAAATAAATTATCAGTACCATTAGGGGTAGAAGCTATGAAAATTTTTGATTTTTTAGATGATGAAATAATAGGATAAACCGATTTCCAAAAAGCATCTACTAAGTTATTAGGTATAAATGCTAACTCATCAAGGATAAGAACATTACAAGAATCCCCACGACCAGCATCAGAACTTGTTGTACTAATACCTATACTACTACCATTAGCTAATTTCATAGAAGTCTTACCGTATTCTATAACACCGGGCTTTAGATAATTAGGTAACATCTCATATGCAGTTCTAATACGAGAGAAAATATTGATTGCTGTTTGTTCTTTATTCGCTACAACAAGTATACGTTGGTCTTCTTGAAAGCATGCTATCCATAGCGAATATATTGTCATCATCGTTGTCTTGCCAGTCTGTCGTGATGCTAGACAAGCGACAAATCTATTGTCGCGCAATGATCTTAATACTCTCTTTTGACTCGCATAAAGAGGAATCTTCATCTTACCTTTATCGAGGTTTACAATGAAGAAAAAGTTTTCAGCGAAGTATAGGATATTCTGTCGAGTCTTTTTCAACTCTCTTACCATTTTAGGAGTCCATTCGAACTCCATATTTGCAGCAGGTAAGCTTTTATTACCTAGATAATATTTATCTTCTTGTTTTTTAGGCATGTATCTATTTTAAATAATTAATAGATTTCTTAATATTATCTATCTCTTTCTTTGCTTCTTTATACTGCTTGAATAGATCATCCTTTACTGGAAACTTCATAATAGAGTTACAAGTAGGGCAAGCTGCTATAGGATTTTCAATTATAAAATCCATAGTTATATTGAGAGAGGACCCGCAACAGGGACAGGGTATACCAGTACCTATCATTTTGAATTTATATCTTGTATAAGTAAATCTTCAATTCTAGAAACTTCTTCTGGTTTATCAGTAATTTTAAATTTTATTTTTACTTCTGCAAATCCAGCTGCATCTTCTTTTGTTTTTCTCATATCAACCTGAATATCATTGGTATTGAAGGGGTTGTATGGATTCTTTTTTATTTGCTCTACTAGTCCGTACTTCTCACTAGTTTCTTTATTTTCTTGGGAGTCAAAAATTTTAGCCTTAAACGACATTTCCATCTCGTCTAAGGCTAATGTTTGATGATTTAATAAAGTGTATAGCGGTACGCTAACATCTTTATCATTAATTTTTAGAGTTTTACAAACAGGGGTACCGTCCTCGTTAAAATACTCTGATAATTTTTGTATATGACTCTTTTCGAGTATATCGGTCGACTTAACTATCGATAGCTTAATTGACCTTATCAGATTTTCTAACGAGACGGACTTCATAACATAATAATATATTACTTACTTGGATTAGCAACTACAGGCTCAATCATTGTGATAAGGCTATCACTTAATTTTTTCATACCCTCTGTTTCAGGTAATTGCTCTGCATGTACTTTAACATCATACTTTGCTGTATTATCTGTCTTTCTCGTATTTTCCGAGTGAGTAGCTACTTTACCATGTAGTTTAGATTCTACACTTAATCCCCACCAAGACTTATACTTAACATCCACATCAACAGTAGTTTCAGTATCTTTGCTATCAGTATGAGAGTCATGTTGCTGTACCTCCATGGTGAACTCAATATCTGCAGAAGTTACAGCAAGAGAAGGAAGCGGAATTAATGGTAACAGTGGTACCTTACTATGAAGAGTCTGTAATTCAGGTTGATCTGCTCCTTCAACCTTTACATACCTATTAATTTCTACATCAAGAGATCTTGGTTTATATTTTCCGTCTTTTTGATCGAAACCAACTTCTTGAATGTACTTCCAAGTTACATCGTTTAGTTTCGCTTGTCCTTTTGCTATACCTACTAAAGGCGAGACGATTAGTTCTTCGATAGGTAGTCCTTTGAATTGATCTGCTATACTTGCCATAATTTAAAACTTTCATAGTTATTTATTAGTCTAGTAAAAAAAACAAATTTTAATAAATAATAATATGGACGCAGCTGATTATAAAGCACTCAATAATTTATATAATAAAGAATTCTTGTTAGAAGGTAAACAAGAAGATAACCAAAACGATATGCGTAGGAATATCGAGGATCTCAAAAAGCTTTATGATAACCCTGATGAGGCATTCGCCAAGAAAAATTATGGTAGCGTAGATGCTTATAAGAAAATGCTACGAAATAAGATTGAAGATATTATTTCAAAGCTCGACGGTAATTATCCAGTATATCTTGAAACTGACCAAAGACCTGATGATGAAGAGTCAGCAGAAGAGATTATCGGTGACGGTCCAGATTCAGAAGGTGTAGATGAACCTGTCGACTCTACAGAAGATAAAAGTAAAAATAAAAAGGTACCAAAAAAGGAATCAAAAAACATAAATAATTTAAATAAGGTTAAAGTCATGACTGAAGATAAATCTATTTTTGATAAATTATTCGAACAAGTAATGGGAGAAGCTGAGGATGAAGACATGGAACTCGGCATTGACATCGATGGCGCTGATGACGAAGGTTTCGGCGGAGAAGAAGACGGAGATGTAACCATTACTCTAGACAAGGAACTCGCTACAAAACTTCATGAAGTCCTAATGGATGTTCTCGGTGGAGAAGAAGAAGGTGGAGAAGAGGGTGATGAAACAGAAGAAATGGACATGGGATATGAAGATTCCGATCCTTTCGAAGAAGAAAACCAACACACAAACGATGGTGCTAAACCTGGTGTTGATCCTTCCGATGGTGGTGGTAAAACATCTGAACCAGCTGGGGATTCATTGGGTGGTAAATCAGCTGGAACTGGTGACGCAAGTGCGACATCTGAAGTTGGTACCAAAGCTACAGGAGATGGTAAGAAGACTGGTCATGACCCGTCTGGATTAACCAGTTCTGGTAAAAAAGTAGTAAAGAAGTAATCCTAACAAAAAAGTTATAAAGCGAAAAGAGCTCCAAATAGGAGCTCTTTTTTTATAAATAATTATATGTTATTCGTTAGGTCATTTCTTGAAGCATTGAAGCCTATGAAGCTTCAGGGGTCAACAGGGTCTTATAGAAAGAAACAGAATCTATTAGCTGATTATGATAGATCTGACCCTAATTACCCTCAAGAACTAACAAGACTTAAGAAATTACATAAAGGTAGTTTCAATTTACGCCCGAATAGTGCTTCTAAAATTTTAAAACTGTACAATATTACAGATTTAACAGATAGTAATCCACGTAATTTAGGTAATACAGGTATATCAATATCTGTGAATAATGGTAAATACACAATATCAAAATAATGAACTGCTATATTACAGATCAAATTGATGGAGTAAACTATTACAGTAATACTGGTAGATTTACCAATAAGGCTAACAATACAAACGAACGCGAGAGACTATATAAAACGTGGTGGAGAGATCAAATCGCGCAATATGGCACTAGTACTACATATTTCACTAGAGATGTTACATTAAGTGCATCTGATAAGTTTTACGGAGAAAACACTATAGGGGGGTTTAAAGACGGTATAAGTTTAGTTATGGTAATGAACCTAACTGATAACTCTATTACATTTTCTAAATTCGGTCTTACATCAGATGATGAAGTAGAGGCATTTATAGATATAACTACCTTTCAAGAAACACTATCTAGTAATTATGACACAGGTAATAATTACAGTATTGAACCAAAAGCAGGAGATGTTTTTCAGTTAACAGAACTCGGTAATGATAGGATTAACGGACGTAGTGGTAAATATTTTGAAATTACCGAGAGAGTTGATGAAAGTATATCTACAATAAACCAATTACAAGGTCATTATATATTTAAGATTAAAGCAAGAAGATATGACTTTTCTTATACTGATAATGATGTAGAAGAGGCTGGATCAGAACAAATTACTGATGATGCTCTGAGTGGTAAAACAACAGATACCATACAAGAATATATTAATGATTTAGATACTGAGCAATCTTCTTACTTTAATTATGGTACTAATGATGATGTATATGGGGATTACTCTTGATGTAGTTTTTCATACTCCACATCTTTGAACATAGCTGGATATCTTTCTTTGATATACTTTTCTATAGGTAATGGTTTAAGATAGTTTTCGCTTCTTTGTCCGATCATCTCAGCTTTCGCAGATATGAAATTCACAGCATCAAATAAGCACATCCATCGTGCTTCTTCTTCATTTGTTAGGTAGCTCATTTTTTGGTATTTTAGTTTTTACAATAGTTTTATATTCTATATTAAGAATGTTTTCTGCTTTGCAATGCGTGCATTCGAACTCGTTTGAGGTAGTGAGATCTACTCTTACTGTATTTAATTTCTTACACGCTTCGCAATTAATTAGTACATTATTAGTATTAATTAATTTTATAGCCTCGAGATTTTCTCTCTCAAGCTTCATTCTAGTAATATACGTTATAATACTATTATAAAAATAAAAGAATATAAAC